CTCTAAACTGAATAACCATGCTATTTTGTTAAAGAACCCTCAAGCGTGGAATGTGTTTGAAATAACATATTCAGAGAGTCGAAACTGGAAATCTAATTTCTACTTCATCTCTAAGGTGACACCTTCTTAAACTGCCGTCCCGTAAGGAACAGCGGAGTAATTATGGGTTACTGCCAATATTCATAATCTTCAACAAAAACAACATGATAAAATCTATAATAAATTTTAAAAGTCGTTTTGCTGCAAGACAACGTATTAGTAGTAATATCGTAACTATGTTTTCGTTACGTAATGAGCAATCATTGCGGAAAGTTATCTCATCGTTTGGATACAAACTTGTATCTTTAGCGACTGGGAAAACTCAAGTTTCACCTAGACTTAGAAGAATAAATAATTTCCTTGGTTTGGTTTTTAAATTTTATAAAAACCATGGTGTAGTTTTTACCATTAAATGGTTAAAAGCTTGCCATATGACTGTTCAGAGAAAACTTTCGTCTAATCATTGTAAGACTTTACGTGATATCGAACCTAATCTACCTTTACCTCGTTTAATTAACGGGTTACCTACCTTTATTGGTACGATGGATAGAAAAGCAATTCGTAATAATCACCCTGGAACTATACGGTTATGGTTATCAATTTTAAGTATTTATAGAATCCTTGAAGGACCTATGAATCTTAAATTAAATACTATAACTGATAGTTTCGATGGTGACTATATCACAATTAATCGTATTATCAATGTGTCTAAAGAAATTTTTATCTTTAATCAAAAAGGTCATCCTTTTGATTCCCGTAAACTTTCTGCCAACCGAATAATTAATTCATTGTCTGCTGGACCTAATAATCCAGTAGCCATTCAGAGTGTTTTAACTGATGCAATTGCATTAGCAAAATATCCTGAAATTTATTCACCTTTTATTGAGTATTGTAAAATTACAAGATCAACAATTGGTTTAAATTTGAATACAACTATTAGTTGGTGTGAAAGAATGTTACAGGATCATCCGGATCTTCAATGGGTAAAATTTTCTCGTTCTGTTAAATCATTTGATGATATAGCATTAGGGAAACTTTCATTCAAAGAAGAAGCAGCTGGTAAACTTCGAATATTTGCAATTGTAGATATTTGGACTCAATCTCTGTTTAAACCTTTACATGATGAATTATTTAATTTCTTGAAAACACTACCTAATGATGGTACGTTTGATCAAGATAAGTCATTTGAAAGATCTATGAAGAAGGCTCAATTATCTAATTGCGCTTATTCAGTGGATTTATCATCTGCTACGGATCGCCTTCCTATTGATCTTCAGGTTGGAATCCTTGATTTTATATCAGGGAAACCAATTGGAAAATTATGGAAAGAGATTCTCGTATTGAGACCTTATATGATTAGAAAGAATAAATATATTTCAGACATAGACTATGTATTCTACAAGACAGGGCAACCAATGGGTGCTTTATCTTCGTGGGCTATGTTAGCTGTGACTCATCATTTTATATTACAAACTTGTGCTTTCCATGTTTATGGAACTCGTACGTGGTTTGATAATTATGAAATCT